TTCAAACGGCATTTTGACGGTCACGACTTCGACCAACCAGATGCCAATTGGCCCCGGCATGGTAATTTTGGCAACCACTGGTACGGTTTCGCAAGGAACTGCCCTTGGTTCACAGATTATCGCGCAGCTTACGACAACCGGCACCTATTCTTCGGTTTCGCAAGGTACAACCGGTACATACCAGCTTACGGGCAACCTGACGGCAACTTCTGGTACAGTTACTTTGGCTTACCAGACGCCTGCTCAGTGTGCCGTTCCAAACAATGCTCAGACGTTAAGCATGGCCAACTGGAGCCCACAAGCTCTTCTTGGTCGCGCAGTGAGCATTACGGCAGCAGCAAGTGCTACTTACGCAACCGCAACGGTTAACGGCTATGATATCTACGGGTATCCAATGTCTGAAGCCATTACGATCACTGCAGGTAGCACGGTTAACGGCAGAAAAGCGTTCAAGTATATCAAGTCTGTGGTGCTTTCGGGTGGCACGGCTGATACGACTCACGCCTATTCGGTCGGTACTGCTGACGTGTTTGGTCTTCCACTTCGTTCGGACACGTTTGGTGATATCCTTGTCAACTATGCAACCTCTTTGGTCGCAACGACATTGGTTACTGCTACAACGGGTTATCTCCCTGCTGACCGTACCACTCCATCGGCTACGACTGCAGACGTTCGTGGAACCTACGCCGCTACTTCAAGCAGTGGTGCAAATAAGCTGATCGTTCGTCAGTCCCCGCAGGCCTACAATGTCCCGTATACCACGGGCTTGGTTGGCTCAACCCAGTACTACAACTTTTAAGGAGTGAGCCATGAAGGGTCACAAAGGTCATCACCATGGGCACGTTGAACATGGCGTACATCATCACCACCCACGTGCTGAGCACGCAAAAGGCGGTCATGTACAGGAACATCATAGCGTGAACGAAGGTTCTGCTACCGAAGGCGATTGGGATAACGATGAGTCGCCAAAGGATATCTACGCAGGCGAGCATTCGCATGTTGCTCATGAAGCCGAAGAGCGTAAGCACGGCGGTAAGATCAAGAAGCACAAGGCGAAGCATCACGTCGGTCACGCAATGGGCATGAAAGCTCATCACCGCGCCGATCGCAAGCCACGTAAATCCGGTGGTCGCGCTGCTGGTTCGAACATGAACCCGCTTTCTTCTGCTCATCACGGGATGGAGCCAAAAGCTCATCACTCGTACGAGCCAGAGATGCACGGTAAATAATTGGTTGGGGGCTCCGGCCCCCTTCCTCTCTCTTTTGGAGTTTATTATGACCGCTGCATGGACACGATCTGAAGGCAAATCACCGTCTGGTGGGCTCAATGAACGTGGGAGGCAATCTGCTCGTGCGGAAGGTCATCACCTCAAGGCTCCAACCAAAGATTCCGATAACCCACGGCATAAATCATTCTGTGAGCGGATGACTGGTATAAAGCGAAAAATGACTGGTTCGGCTAAAGCTGCTGATCCTGATAGTCGTATTAATAAATCACTTCGTAAGTGGGGCTGCTGATGTCTGATAAACCATTTTGGGACAAAGAGTTACCCAAGGGACATCACACAAAGCATCTATCGCACAAACAAGAGCAAAGTGCTAAAGCTAGAGCACGGGCGGCTGGTAGGCCATACCTAAATTTAGTTGACAACGCCGCTGCGGCACGGAAAAAAGGCAAATAATCATGGCTACGATTCAGCAAACAGGCGCTGTCAACCAGTCTATTACCCGCGTTGGACGCAATGAACCTTTTGAGCTTCAAGTCGCTCGTAGTCAGATTACGCTTCATAACGTAGTCAATATTTTTGGCTATCAGGCCTCTGTGACGACGACTAGCATCCCAGTTTGGGAAAACGCATCGGTTTATACCTATCCAACTTCTGCATTGACGATGACATATGCCAGCTCGGCATCTGAAACCCTGACAATGACGGTTACCGGTTTGGATGCAAACTATGCAGTTGTGACCGATACGGTGACATTCTCCGGCGGAACTTCCGGTACGGCCACCAACGGCACGGCATTCTTCCGCATCAACAGCATGATTGTCACTAGCGTTGCAACGCTTGGTAATTCAAATGTTGGCACTATTACAGCTAAGAACGGCGGAACGACCTATGCACAGATTGCTATCGGTGTTGGCAAGACGCAGATGGCTATCTATACGGTGCCAGCGGGTTACTCGTTCTTTTTGAACCGCATCGACGTGTTTGCATCTAACCCCTACACATCTTCTAACAACTTGACTTTTATTAACTGGCAGCAAAATGCCAATTCCAAGGTCGCGTTCAACGTAGCGCAGTCGCCATTTACCAGCATCTTGGACATTCATCGGCAATATCCGCTGATTTATACGGAAAAAACAGACATCCAGTTTCGCGTTAATACGACTGCCGGAACTTATGCTATCGGTGCATTTGGTGAGGGCGTTCTGGTTGCAACTGACGGAACTCTCTAATGGCCACGAGTGGCACTTATTCCTACAATCCATCGCTCGGCGAAGTCGTTCTTTATGCTTACAATCTTTGTGAGATACGGGGAACGGCTATTGCTCAAGAGCATATGGAAGCGGCTCGTATGGCTAGTAACATGTTGCTTTCCAACTGGTCGAACCGTGGCGTAAATCTATGGGCTGTGGATCAAGAAATTGTTAATTTTAACCAGACCCCAACAATTTTGACAGCCATAGGTAACGGAACAACCACTATTGTTACCTATTCCACTCCAAACACGCCTGTATATACAGTAGGTACACAAATTACTGTTGCCGGAACAAGCAGCGTTAATGGCGTTCAAACTGTCACGGCAAGTTCCAACGGTTCAGTATCATTTTCATCCTCATATGTTGGAACTTCGACGGGCGGCACGATTTCGTCTTCAACGCCTGCAGCAACATATTCCGTGGATTCTAATACTGTTGTCCTTTTGGATGCTTATGTAACGACAACACAAAGCCAAAACCAGCCGATCGATCGTATTATTCTTCCAGTATCGCGAACCGAATACGCTTCATACCCCAACAAGCAACAAGTGGGATTTCCCACCGTATTTTGGTTTGACCGATTGATTGACGCATCTCGTTCTACAGGTTCGCCCGGTCCTTCGGTAACGCTTTGGCCTGTTCCAGATGGTACGTCGTCGCAATACTTGAAGTATTATCGCGTTAGGCAAATCCAAGACAGCGCATTTATATCTGGTCAGACGGTTGAAATCCCGTATCTTTGGCTTGAGGCTTACGCTTATGCTCTTGCGCATCGGCTTGCAATCATTTGGAACCCTCAGAAGTCAGTTCTTTTAAAACCATTGGCCGATGAGGCATACGCAGTTGCTGCAGAACAAAACGTAGAAACCGCGCAACAGTATATTTCACCGCAAATCCAATCCTATTTTAGGTAAAATTAATGGGATACGCCTCAAAACTCGGACGGGCATCTGTAAGTTCTCGTAATCCGAGGGCGGCGGGGCAGTGCGACCGTTGCGGTTTTATTTATAACCACATTAATTTACAGTGGCAGTACGACTATGCAGGCGCTGGTCTAATCAATAAACGTATCCTCGTATGCAATCCATGCAACGACACCCCGCAAAACCAACTTCGCGCTATCGTTTTACCGGCAGATCCTACGCCAATTCTCAATCCTCGTGTGCAGGACTACGCTGCGGCTGAGACAGATTTTGTAGCTACAAACGCGCCAACTGTAACTGATTTTTGGACTGGGATTCCTGTCCCATCTACAACGACGCTGCAAACACAAAACGGGCAAAATCTTACAGATCAACCTATCGGGAAACCACAAGGGTTAGATCAAAATGCCGTTATGCCTTTGTATGATAAGACTGCATATCGAGTTAATCTTTACCCTCTTTCTGTTCTTGCCAATGGCACTAATACAATTACGGTAACGTGTTCTGCAGTGCATGGTTTGTCTACAGACTCACAGATTGCCATTGAAGGGCTTTCAAACAACGGTGCGGATGGGTTTTACAGTGTTACCGTAAAGACGGGGACGGCCTTCACCTACCAAACAAACAATGCTATACCTAGTGGTAATCTTTTGCAGGGTTCCACTCTGTTAGTTACGGCACTTGTCGGGTTGCCTTATAATTATACCCAGATACCGCAAACCGGGGTGTAACCATGTCGAATACAACAACTACACTCCTTCCGGTTGCGACGTCCTTATCGGGTACTGAACAGGTTGCGATTGTTCAATCTGGCACGTCTACTCGCACCACCACTCAGGCTATTGCCAATCTTAACGCTAATGGCGGTACGGTTACATCGATTACGGCGCAATCCCCTTTATCCGGTGGGACAATTACGACGACGGGTACGATCGGTCTTTCAAACAATAGCATTACAAATAGCTACCTTGGCCAAATGGCCGCTAATACCATTAAAGGCAACAATTCTGGTAGCTCAGCGCAGCCGGTAGATCTAACTGTCGCGCAAACAATGACCCTTTTGGGTGCCGCACCTTTGGCCTCGCCTACGTTCACTGGAACACCTGCAGCCCCAACGCCTTCGTCGAGTGACAATAGCACCACGTTGGCCACTACGGCTTTCGTAAAAGCACAATCTTACGGCACGGGTACGGTTACATCTATTACGGCTGGTAATGGTTTGTCCGGCGGGACGATAACGACTACTGGCACAATCTCATTACCAACTACCGGTGTTTCTGCATCTACTTATGGTTCTACGACAGCTGTTCCTGTTATTGCAGTAGACACATATGGCCGAATTACATCAGCGTCAAACACGACAATTACGCCATCTAATATCGGTGCAGCATCGGCATCAACGACCATTTCGGCTGGCACGGGCTTATCTGGCGGCGGCGATCTTTCCGCAAACCGCACGTTATCGTTGGCTTCTGTAAGTGCCTATGCCATTCTTTCTAACATATCGAACGTATCAGCAGTCCCAACGGGTAACTCTTTATCTTCCATCTTGGACGCTGTTATTGGCTCAACTCAAGGTGCATTAATTTTTCGTAGCGGTACTCAGTGGACGGCTTTATCACCGGGGACAGCGGGGCAGCTTCTTCGTACGGGTGGAACCAGTGCTAACCCAACTTGGGCAACAGTTTCGGGTGCTGGTACGGTTACGAGCGTTGATGCTTCTGGCGGCTCTACCGGTCTTACGTTTAGTGGTGGGCCTATTACGGCTTCAGGTACGCTGACGTTAGGTGGCAC